GGCAAGTTGGTCTGCGTGTTGGTTCATCTAACTGCAAGAGTGATGAATTACAACCTGGAAATGAAAATAACGCGACGAAAGTACTCAACAGGACGACGAGGTTGCTTGCGCTTACTCGCAATAGCGATTCTGATGACAGGAGCAGTCGTCTTCAGGATTCCGTTGACTTTCGGGGTGTGAAGATTTGCTTCAGAGTTAAGATTAGCGAGTCGGTGGACGCGGCCGGGAAAGGTGGCTCGAAGTTTGCTTTCAACTGGGCTATCATTTCGCCCAAGGCGGCGGGTGATAAACTCACCGCAATACCAAATGAAGATTTCTTCCGTGGTAGCGGGGAACAGTCACGCTCTCAAGATTTTTCGGGGACTTTGACAGGTCTTGACTTGCATTGCTTGCCAATCAATAAAGACAAGTACATCATACATCGTCACAAGAGATGTATCATGGGCCCATACGAAAGTACTGAAGGCAAAGCCGAGAAGTACTTTGAAACATATCTACCCGTAAAACGCAAAATCGTTTACAACAATTCCGGGACCCCATTAGAGCAGACTTATCCGATTGGAAAGGACATGTGGATGATTTGGTGGGGGTCATTCTTAGATGAGGGAGCCGGCCAGGGTGTGACACCCGCTTACACGACTCAGTACAAAGCCGTGAAGTATTTTCGAGAACCTAAAAGTTCATAAATTATCATGCCTTTAATTCGGTCCTATTCTGAGCATGCCCGTGCACGAGCATTTTACCTACGGCGTCGCAAAGGTTCGAGATCCTTTGTAAAGGGGCAGTGGCCTTTTGTTTATCGTGCTATGTTCAAGAACAGGCACATTAGATACAGATATAGTTATGGTCGTAGACGTCAATTTAAGCGGCTAAAGCGACTTTATCCTAAGTATTATTAAAAATTCATTAAACGAATCACTTTGTAGCGATCACTAGTCAATGCATTTCTATCAGGCTCCTCGTTGCTGAAAACAACAACGTGGCATTTGTGAGGCAAGCGTTTAGTCTGTGACATATACTTATTGCTGAAGACCAAACGGTTCTTCAATTGTTCCAAGATTCCGTACTGCAAATACTGCATATTTCCCCTAGGGATATCGAAGACAAAGAGGTCATTTGAGACATCGATTGCGTAGGCAATGTCATCTCTTTTACCAATAGACAAGAATTGAGTACCACCGCGATGAGAAATCCAATAACGACACAACCACGATTTTCCTTGATTACCATCTTCATCAATAACAAATAGAATTTTCCGGTCGTCAGGCGGACTATCGACGTAGTCGTTTACTCGCTGCTGCCATTGTCTGAGAGATCCTTCCACAAGAGGGGGTTGTTTTCCAAAGAGGTCGATACACTCGAGGCAAGCGCGTGGGTACCTTGCGGCAAGGGATGGAAATCTTTCCCAAATATCTTTGACGGTCGGAGCGACTTCTTCTTGGGAGACCCAATCTCTAAATTGCTCAAAGAGAGCTCCTTGTCCAGGTTTCGGGGGAGCGGAGCCCCATTCATGATAGTCTCCATCCTTCTTACAATAGTCGGCGGCTTGTTGATGCGCGCCTCGTGCGAGTTCCAGATGGGCCCTTGCCAATCCGGGGAGGTCTTTAAGATACGAAATCCGTTTTTTATCTCGCAAGCACAGATATCCTTGCAGATGTGGGGTTCCCGTTTCAGGGGCGGTCTCACAACCGAAGATGAGGTAAGTGAGGATCGATTGATCTCCGTCGGCGCTGATGGCTTCGCCAAGGAGAGATAGGTCTTCGGACTCTTCATCTGTAGGATTATTGAGTGTGAAGATCCAGCGTTTTGCTTGATGGGCGGGAGGCATTTTTTTTGTGAGCCAAGAGACGGAACGAGCTGGGTAATACTAGCCAGCTCTTGGGTTCTTAGAAATTCCATAAGATTCAAATATGCCAACGTACATACGTCGTAAGCGTTCTCCGGGGTTCGGCAGTAGACCATTTAGTCGTGGAGGTTGGGCAGGTGCACGTAGTGTCCGTAGACGTTTGTTCAAAGGTTACGGGATTCGAACACGAGGTCGTATTTTTCGAACAGGTTGGGCAGGCGTTGCTAGTGGTGTTGCATCAAATCTAGCATTAGGTTATCATGTCAATTCTACCGGCATGCGCAGGCTTAAGGCCAGGCGGCAAGTTGGTCTGCGTGTTGGTTCATCTAACTGCAAGAGTGATGAATTACAACCTGGAAATGAAAATAACGCGACGAAAGTACTCAACAGGACGACGAGGTTGCTTGCGCTTACTCGCAATA